ATGTCCGAAAGTTCTTCGCGGATACCCACTCGGGCACCCTGAAGCGGACGCTGGTTCTGGAACTGGTTTTCGAATAGAGAAGCCATAGTTGTGATGAGATGTCAGACGAACTTGTTTCTGAACACTTCAGACAAATCATCCAGCGAGGATGAGCGTCGATAACGCTCTTCTGCCTTCTGTGCCGCTCCAGCGTTGGCCTTTTGGGCCGTGGCGGGGGGAGGCGAGAAGGAAGCGGTAGGCTGGACAGGTACTCGTTGAGCGGTGACCCCCTGCTTCGCGGCAATCTTTTGCTGCTGGTAGGAGACCATTCCGTTCGCGAGGTGTGCGGCGTAGACTTCGTAATCGGGGAACTTCTTGATTTCAGGAACAGCCTCAACGAACTTCTTGGCCATGATGGCCCTCTTGTCCGTAGGGTTGTCCAACCAAGGGAACTCCTTTCGAGCCGTGGCCTTGAAGGCCCTGCTCTTGCTCACGTAGTCTAACTGCTGGGGCAACTGGTCCTCAATGGCCCTGAGTGCGTTGACCTTGGCCTTCGCAATCTGGTCCTTAGAGATGGGCTCCTTGCCGTCCTCGTAGTATCCGTCAGGATAGCGTTCGCAGAACAATCGGATTTCCTTCTGACGCTCGTACTCGGCCTGTAATTTCTCCTCGGAATCGAGATTGCCGAATGGATTGGCTTCGTTCCTTGGAGTGGCCTTGGTTCGCTTGAGCGTTTCGAGTTCTTCTTCCAGTTGCTTTGCTCGCTCTTCTGCCTGTTTCCGCTGTGCGGTCAGTTTGGAGATACGCTTATCAACGCCTTTCGGCTGTTGCTGTTGCGGCTCCTCCTGCTCCTCAGTGGTTTCTTCTGTCTGTTGTTCGGCGTATGCTTCGGAGCCGTCCGAGGTCTCCTCGCTCGCCACAGCCTCTTCCGCAGTAGGCTGGACTGCTACCTGCTGTCCGTCAGCAAGTGCTCGACCAAAGAATTGGGCGAGTTTCTCATCATCTGCGAGGTCGGAGGGCTCGCTAGGTTTGGCCATGAGTTGATTATCCTCGGGCTCAAGTCCGAGTTGGGTGTTATCCTCTGGGTCGACGTTAGTCATAGTCAGCGTTACTTAGCACGCAGAAGTAGGTTGAAACTTGTCGTTTAGTTTATGGAAGCAAGCGTGGTCGGCATTCCTACACGCTTTGATTCGGGTTGGTCTGCTTTTCCCCAGTCCTTACCTTGAGCATGAACTCCCTGTTGGCCTGAAAAAGCCGAAGTGCGTCATTGTACGCCGAAGCGGCTCCAGCGTAATGGGCTTTCTCTTCTCCTTGCACTTTAGGGTTCATGACTTGAATAAGGCAGTTCTGGAACTCTGTGTCCAAGAGCACGAGTACCTGCGTGTACAGTTCCTGTGCGTCATTGTTGACGAATCCGAACGCTTTTGTCTGTGGGTCGATGTTGGGCATAGATTAGAGCATTCCCATGCCTTCTAGGGGAGGCTGTACGCCTCCTTGAGGCGGTGCCTGTTCCTCTTGTGGCATCTGCTGTTGCTGTTCCGCCTGAGCATCCTGCATTTCCTGCTGAATCTTTTCGGATGCAGGGGTGACGCCGATTCGACCGATTTCCTTGTTCTTCTGCTGTTCGATGGACATCTGGAGGTTCTTGGCGTAGTTCTGGAGGAGAATCTGGAAGATTTGGTCGCTCTGTGAGGCGGCCTGAGCCTTCGGGTTCTTCTGAAGGATTTCCTGAAGGAACTGCATCTTGGATTCGGCAGTGGGGTCGTTTTCGACGTATTGTGCTTCGTTGCCGAGCATCATCATGCCGACGTCGTTGACAACGTCCTTGTACAGTTTCTGGGAGGCGGTGGCTTGGTCGATGACGAGTTCTCGGGCCGCATCTGGGCTGATTGCCTCGACGACCAACTTGACCAACTTGTTCCTGTCGATGACGCCTCCGCTGTCCAGCGGAACGACAGTCTCGACGATGGCCTTCAGTTTCTCCATGACGAACTCAGGGTCGGTATCCCTGATGTCGAACCTTACGTTGAAGTCGTACTGGCTATGGATGTCGGACATGCCCTGCTTGAGCGGAGCACCAGTGATGCGGGTCATCTCCTCTTCCTGCATGAACTGCATGCACAGGGAGAACATCTGCTTGTAGACCTGAGTCCAGAAAGCCAGCCAGTTGTTGACGTGAAGTTGCTGAAGCATCCTGACCTTGTTCGGGTCAATCTCTTCTCCGACCATGAAGCCGTAGAAGTTCCCAAGGTTAACTTCAATCTGGTGGATGACCTGAATGGCGTACTCTGCCTTGCCCTGCGGAGGCTCCATCCAAGTGTAGTCGTCCTTGTTGGAAACAGGAAGAACTTGCCCCGGGGCTATCCTGTTGAGTGCACCAACTCGCTTCACCACTTTTACAGGAGGCATGATTTCCAATGCGGTCCTGTCTCGGAACGCGTCGTGCTGTGCCTTGACCTCATCCTGTTCCGTCTTGCTGATTTCAGGGATGCCACGGCTTTCGGTGACCTGACGGCGTGACATCTCGAAACGCAGTGACACGAACGGATACTCGCTGTGTGCGTAGTTGAGCATGTCCTGAATCGCATACAGGTCCGTCCCGACGTGCGGGCAGAACACAGTGTAATAGATAGACGGCACTTCGTTTTCGTCCAACTGCCTGTAGTATGCCCAAACGACCTCGATTTGGTTGTCTCCTCGAAGGATGTTCGAGTTGAGGACTGTGGTCGTGGGAACTAGGTTAGGGTCGTTGAAGTAGTAGTGGTTTCCTAACGTCTTAACGGCGGCGTCGATGAACTCTTGGCTCCAGCCAGCGTTGTTCCCCATTCCCCTGAGTTCAACCTCGGTCATGTATTGACGCCTGAAGATTACGCGGGCCTGTTGCAGGTCGCTCGTCTCTGGCGGGAAGCAGACCTCGTCGTACGGCTTGAGTGCGATAATCTTGGGAAGGTTCTTTTCGACGAAGATTTCCTCCACTTGGCCTTGGCCAGACTCACGCATGTCCTTCACGAACTTCCTGAGTTTCTTGGCCTTCATGTTAGGCATCTGCTGTTTGCAGAGTTCAACGGCATAATCCTCCTTCGCTGGGTTCATGATGGCCTGAATGAGGTTTGCCGCGTCGCTCAAGCCCATCTGCTTTTCCTGTTCAGCGACGGCATACAACTCATCCATGGACATGGTCTGGGTCCTCAGGCCAAGTTTCCTGTCCCAAGTGATTTGGGCACAGGTCCAGCCGTAGGTGAGCATGTAGTCTGCGGCCAGTTCCGCCTCACGCTGGAACTCATGCTTCAACTTCGTCTCAACCAGCCAACGCATGAGCGTTGTGGCAGAGGAGGCAGCCATGGTGTCTCCGACCTCGGTTCCGCCGACTTTGAGCGTGGAGGAGTTGAAGGCCGTAAGTAGCATGGCCTTCTGGTCCCTGATTAGTCGGTCTACGAGTCGGCAACGGACGTCTGAGGCTCCCTCGAATGGGAATGCGGGGTCGCCGTCAGGCCTTGCCCAAGAGTGCTTTTTGCCGTCGTCGGTCTGGCCAGCCCAGCGGGCGTACCTGACGTCGTCGGCCCAAACCATCTTGGACACCATGGTGCCAAAGTATGCGGAACGCTGGTACTCGACCAGCAACCGCTTGATGTCAGGCTTGTCTTCGTGGTAAGCCAGCGGGTCACGCGGCTTCCATTTGTCATTTGTGTTCATTGATAATGGGGGATGAGTTGTTCTTTAGGTATGCGACGATGTCATCGCGGTAGTACATGTTCTGCTTTCCGTTGGTCACGAACACCCTGAGTTTACCAGCACGACGCAAGCGAATCAGGGTTGTCTTGGAGATGCCGAAGGTTCTGGCGGCTTCGGCCAACCGCATGAGTGGAGTATTCATGGAAATCAGTAGGAACCGCCGAACAGCGGCTTGTAGGCTTCTCCGCCAGTGAAGTCTGGTTGCATGACGGCGATGTAGCGTAAGGCGTCGATTGGGTCCTTGCTCGCACCCTTTTCTCCGTCGGCACCAGTCCATTCCCTCAGGCTCCACATCAGGTTCTTGCATTCCTCGGAGATGAATAGTTTCGGCTGGTTGACCGCAGAGATGGGTTGGTTCTGGTCATAGGAGAACCAGTCGTTCAGGACGGCTACGCCTTCCTCAAGCCTCAGTCCAGCGGACGGAGTGAAGTACATGGCGTTCGGCTCTTCGTCCAGCAGTTGCAAAAGCGTGGTACCGCCCTCCTTGTTGATGACAGGAGAGCCAGCCGCCCTAGGGTCGATGAATCGTTCGGAAACCTGCTCTCCGCCCTCTAGGTCCAGAATCAACTGCTTGATTTCGTTTAGTCCCATGCCAGCACCTTGCTTCTGGGCTGGTCCAGCCTTTCCGTCATGCTTCTCGGACGGCATAGCCCATTCGCCCATGCTGATGTCTGGCCACTCCCTGTAGACGTATTTGTTGCCCTGCTTGTCTATCCGCATCCAGACCATGAACCAGTTCCTAGCACCCGCTGGGTCCACGGCCATGTAGTTGGTGCCTTCCTTTGGAATCTGGTCCTTCGGGATGATGTTCGGCTCCCCGAACCTTGGGAACTGCGAACCAGCGAGAGACTCCGCCCATCCGTAGGCACGAATCTTGACCTCGTATGGTCCGCGACCTCTCAGGGCTATCTTGATTTGCTCGAACGGAGAGTACTTGTTCAGGATTGAATGGAACCAGATGACGTTAGCCGAGCCTTTGGCACATTCGGCGATGTAGGGCATGTGGCCCTTGGGGATGCTCGGGACG